TCTCTTATTGGTTGGGCAAATAGAACAGGTAAAATGGATCCTAAGTATGCTTATGTAACAGCATTAAAAATATTAAGAGAAGGAGTAAAAGCAAGGCCATATATTTATCCATCAGTACAAAAAACATTGCCAGTACTAAGAAAAAATTTAAGAGCAATATTTAAGTTATGAGAGATGTAAACAGCGCAATATTACAAGCTTACTATGAGATAATAGATGGGTTAGATATTCCTGTTTATGAGGGTGAGGAGCCAGATGATGTGAAGCATAAGATTTATTGTGTAATTAATGATGCTACATCAACTGAGACAAGTACAGCAAATACATCAGATGTAAATCTTACAATACAATTAAGCGTACATAGTTGGGAGTACAAATACAACAACAGCAAAACATTAAATACAGCGTGTGGGGCAATTATAAGCGCAATAAAGCCACAAGGGGTTGACAACATAGATTTATCAGCCTTTGGATTGCAAATGTGCAATTTGACCTTACAAACAGATAGAACAGAAAGATTTGGCAATTTGGGAGGCAAAGTATTTATTTCAAGAATATTAATATTTAAACAAGATATTTTCGTAATTTCATAACAAATTAAAACTTAAATAAAATGGCAGAACACAAAGTAGCCGGTGGTACAATGTTATTATTCATTGATCCAGCAGGTGGTAGTTCATACGACACAGTAGTATGTTTAACTTCAGTAAGCAAAGCTGATTCAGTAACAGTAGTAGATGCAGCTTCAGCATGTGGACCGGATAAAAGTCCTGGTACATTAGAATTGTCTTATTCTTTTGAAGGTCAGCATTTACAAGACCCTGATAGTGGTAAAATCAGTGGTACAGACCTAAGGGTTTTATTGAGAGGTAAGTCACAATTTGCATGGAAAATTGCACCTGTAGCACCAGTAGCAGGTGATGAAGTAGAAGTTGGTGTAGGCTTCTTTTCTGAATTAAGCTCAACATATGCATTCGATTCTATCGGGACATTCACGGGCACTATACAGCCCGTAGGAGTTCCTTCATTAAGTATTGAAGCATAATTTATAACATAGGTTAATTTGATTGGCTTGTAATTGAGTCAATCAAATTAACTATTTTTAAAAACAAATAAAATGAAAATCAAACTAAACGGCAAAGAGTACGGAATTAAATTTAATCAGTTAGCCATTGAGAAGCTTCACGAGTTTAACGATGGCGAAACTACATCAGGATTTATGTATGCGATGGTGTACGGTGGTATGATTGGTTACAGCAGATTAAAGCGTGAGGATGTCGAGTATACATGGGAGTTAGTATGTGAGTGGGTTGATGAAATGGAGAATAAGAATGAACAGATACAGGCTGTTACTACATTGCTTAATGAGACTAAAGTATGGAATGATTTGATTAAGCAAGGTCAAGAGATTCAGGAAAATGAGAAAAAAAAAGTCATCGAGAGCAGTGCTACGACAATCTCAAGTTTGCTTTAGGGAAATTAGGATGGAGTGTAGATGAATATTACTGTTCAATGCCTCATGAGTTTTATGCGGCTTGTGAAGGGTATCAAGAGAGGCAAAAGGAATCGGCTATGGTCATTCGTTTTGCCTCTTTTCGTATAGCAGAAGCAATGGCAGGAAGTAAAGCAATAGGTAAAATTGAGAGGTTTTGGCCGATGGAACAAGAAGAGAAAAAACAAATACAGCCTATGACATCAGAACAATATAAGGCTATTTTAGAGCGACACAATATAAAGATTAAATAATGGCAGAAGAGATAGAGATAATAGTCACGGCAACCGGATTTGATAAGGTCAGCACAGGGCTTAAAAATACATCTGAGGCGTTAAAGACTACAGCTACTGACGCTAAAAAGACTGGTGATGCATTAAAGAGCAATTTAAATACTGGTTCTGCACAGGCTGGGCAATCATTACAGAATCTATCTAGGATAGCACAAGATGCCCCATTTGGCTTTATAGGTATAGCTAACAACATCAATCCATTAGTAGAATCATTTGGCAGATTAAAGGCTGAAACTGGCAGTACAGGTGGAGCATTAAAAGCATTAGTTAGTGGATTAAGTGGTCCTGCTGGTCTTGGGTTAGCATTTGGTGTTGTTACTGCTGCTATAAGTTTTGCTCAGATAGGATTTCAAGCGTGGAGTAGAGGCAGTAAAGATGCTAAAGAAAATTCAGATTTATTTAAGAAAGATTTAGAGGCGTTAAAAAGCGAATTAAACGCAGTATCTGTTTCTTTAAATAATTTTATTAGCGTAGCAGAATCTTCAGCTAAATTAAATGATATAAATATCGTAGCAAGGTTTGAGGATAAAACTGAGCAAGGAGTTTTACAACGTCAAGCAAAGTTCATTACAATATCTGAGGAGTTAGTAAAGGCAACAGATGCAAGAAGACAGGCTTATGAAAATTATACTGATGTAGTACGTCAAAGCTTTAAAACACAAGATGAAAAAAATCAAGCTGAGAAGGCTGCATTAGATGTTTATAATCAATTAATAAAAAAAGAAAACGATTTAATAGATGCAAGGGAGTTACAAGCTGCAACAAATAGAGCAGCAACAATTGAGGATAAAAGGGCAGCAGCTGAAAGAGCAAGGAGTGCAAAAAAATCAAAAAAATCAATTGAGACAATTTCTGATGCGTATCGTAATTTTATACAAGAGCTTGTTAATAACCAAAAATTATCAACATTATTTAATGAGCCTGCAGTTAAGAAAAATATTGAATCATTTGAATCATTTATACAATTAGCAGTAAAAAAGTTTAATGCTAGTGCAACTTTTACACTTCCATTAGTAGCTGATTTAAATGCTTTAAAAAGGTCATTAGAAACTGCAAAACCTGAAGACTTAGTAAAAGGATTACAGGAAAAAATAAATCTTACACCAATTTCTATTCCTTTTGATATTCCACAAGGCAGTATTGATAATATTGTAAATAAAGGAGTTGGTATTATTGATGCTTTAAATTCAGCTTTATCATCTGCAATTTCAACTGTTGGTGTAGGTATTGGTAAAGGCTTAGCTGATGCTATAAATGGTACAGCTAATTTTGCAGGAATATTTACTGGTATATTTAATGAATTAGGTGGAGTTATACAACAATTAGGTCAACAATTAATTGAAATTGGCGCTTTAGGTTTAGTGGCTCAGTTAGCATTAGAACAAATATTTGTAAATCCATTTGCAGCTATAGCTGCTGGAATAGCATTGGTTGCATTAGGATCATTAATTCAAAATGCTACAACTAGACAAAATAGATTTGCTGTTGGTACACGAAATGCACCTGGTGGCATGGCATTGGTTGGTGAGCGTGGACCTGAGATGATAAGTTTACCGAGAGGCAGTCAAGTATTACCTGCAGCACAAACAGCAAATATGATGGGTGGTGTTGGTGGAGCTGTAGAGATTTATGGCATTTTAAGAGGTCAAGATATTTTCTTTAGTAACAAAAAATATAGTGCTACTTATGCACGCACAACATAATGGCATTAAAATATAGAGGTAGTTTTGATTCGGTAAGAACACAAAGTAGATACTTTTTAGGAATCTATCAAGATAGTTATACTGGTGATCCTATAGACGTTATATTAGGTGCTACACCAGTTGTACATGAGTGGCAAGAAGATGATCCATTGACACCAATAAAAGGAAGTACACTAACAATAAACCTTATCAATACAGGCACTTTATCATTGTTAGATTTTTATAGTGATAATGATAATGAATATAGAGTTAGATTTACTGGTAATGATGTAGTTGGAACAGATACAATTTTATTTGATGGATTTATACAACAAGATGATTGTAGTGAAATAGCAATTGATTTTGTACATGAAATCACACTAACGGCAACGGATAATTTAGGTACTATAAAAGACATAAATTTAGATAGAGCGGCTTTTTTATTTGGTGATGAAACAACATTAACAGATGTTCCAATGGCATTTGTTCCAGCTGGTCCATACATTGTAATAAATGTGCCAACTTGGAATGTGCAACCTGGTCAAACTTTTACAATAGATGGCACACCATTTACAATGGTTGCTAATTTGGGTGAAATTGATTTAGTGTATACTGGGTGGTGCATTCAAATAGTTGAAGAAATACCAGTATTAGTTATAGGCACATTTGATATAACTTATCGTCAAGTTGTATCATTAGAAGGTTACATTCCATTAATAACTTTTATTAAGTTGTGTTTAAGGGCTACTTATGTTGATAATTTAAAACTTAATGTAATTAATCACATAACACCAACAGATGGTGAAATATTTTTAGATACAGGCGAAACTAGAATACTTGAAGATGTAACCTTATTAGGTAATACATTTTTAAAAGACAATGAATACATAAGTTGTTATGATGTGTTGGAAATAATAATGAAGCGTTTTAACATGACATGTTTTCAATCATTAAATGCATGGTGGATAGTGCGTTATCCTGATTTATTTTTAGATTATGAGCAAGGTGAAACTTTAGTAGATTATTACACTTATAGTCCAACTACATTTACTTATTTTGATAAATTTAGTATTAATAAATCTTTTATAATTGCAACAGGAGGATATGTTGAGACTGGGTTACTTAAATCTATTATTAGACCTTATAGGAGGACATTAGAGACGTTTAATTATGTTCAACCGGAGGATTTGTTGTGTAATAGCCAATTTACTGATTTAGGGGCTTTAGTAACACAAAATACAAGTGGCGGTGATACATTTAGATATTATGAAGCTCCATGTTGGTTTGATACAAGTGTTCCTGAAATATATTATATAAGAACAGTAACTAATTCAGATAATGAAGAAACAGAAAGAACATTTTTTATAGGTAATTCTGGCAATGGTGCAAAATCATCAGATATAATTTTAGAGCAAAATGATATTTTTGAATTTAGCTTTCAAATTAGAACAGATTTTTCAACTGGCAGTGGTTTTGTTTATTCATTTATTTTACCTATTACAGATGGCACTACAACTTTATATTTAAATAATAATGGTGATTGGGTTCCAACAATATCACCTTTTACATTAACATTTACTTCAGTTGGTAATGCACAAGATTTTCAATCTCATACTATAAAAGGTAAAATACCTTTTGATTGTGTGCTAAATATAATATTAAATGGGACAGCAGGAATTAACTATTGGAAGGATTTAAGATTTACTGTACAATGGAAAGTTGCTGGTCAAGGTCAAATTAATGGTCATTCGCATACAGCAAGCCAATCTAGAGAATTAAATAATGTTAATGATGTTGAAATAATGATTGATAATAGTGAGCGTTCATCAATATCAGGTACATTATTTTTAACATCACAAACAGGCATATTACAAAATAAATGCACTACATGGAAATTTGGCGAAGGTAGAAATACAGGCATACCAGGTCAGATATTTGACAACTTAGGACAGTTAGTAACACAGACTTACATGTATCAAAGATACAAGCCTAGAACAAAGTATAACGGCAATCTTTTATACTTACGAAATGCAAATGGAATAATGAGCAATCTAGCCATTTTTAGTAATGAGTTTACAGGTGCTTTATACAGCAATAAAATGTTGTTTGGTAGCTTAGCATTTGATTACAAAAATGATTCTGCAGAGTTTACAATGTGGGAAGTATTTAATAAAGACTTAGAACCACCATTTGACAACTTTGATGATTTTACAAGCTATTTATACAATATTCTCTATCAATTTAATTATCTTTACGAAAACAACTAAAAATGGGATTAGTACGAGGTGAGGATGTGATACTAACCACAACTCAAAATAATGGGGTTGAAAATGTGCAAGTACCATTTGGTTGTGCTAGATCAGTGACTTTTGACATCTCTACAGACTTCATAGAAACATCGGTAACGGAATCAGGAGCATTTAAAACATTCCTTCCATCCGGCAAACAATTTAGCGGTAATATTGAGGGGTTGGTTTTTTTAGATAAGCCTGCAATTGCTGAAGTTAAAGCAACTACAACATTAAATTTAACTGATATAGCTGATAGTGGAGAATTTCCTACTGATGGTAATTTATTTTGTTTAATAAGAGCTTTTGAGATTACTGGTTGGGTAAATTTATTTGTTACTTCATTTGGTACTTTTGCAAATTTTGCAGCTTTTTTAACTTATATGAATGATGGTATAAATGCTGGTGTTAGTGGTTATCAATCTGTAATAAGTGGCAATAGTTTAATTATAACTGCGAGACCAGGATTGGGATCAATAATAAATGGATATAATTCTCAATGTTCATACGAATTTAATCCTGCACCTGGAGCAGAAATTGATTCAACATTTGCAGGTGGTGTAAATGGTTATTTCCCCGACAAATTAGGCATTGGATGGATGTACGATAAATTATTGAATAGTGAATTGATACAATTAAGATATTACGAAACTGATGATGATAATCATTATTTACAAAAGCAATGTAATGTATACATAGAATCAATAAATGAGACATCGTCATTTGATAACATGGTTACTTTTACAGCATCATTTAAAGGCAATGGCACACCAACTATAACTTATGGCGAAATATAAATACATACTAACGGTAATCATTACACTATGTACAATTACTACTTTTGCTCAACCAGCACAGTACACACCAATGACAGCTGCTGGTTATCAGATGAAGCGTTTAAAAGTAGACTCGACACTACATCTACCGAGTTTTTGTGGCGTTCCAACTATTCTTGGTAGCACAGCTAAAGAGGGAGCATTGGCAATAGATACGTGTGGGGGGTTTCTTTATATGTGGACTAGAACAGCAGGATGGGATACGGTAAATACTTCAGGTGGTGGCGGGGGTAATCAGGATTTACAAAGTGTACTTAATATTGGAAATACATCTATAAATAAAGATATTAGTCTTTATGGTAAAACTATTGCTAATGAAGTTTACATTTCAGGGATGGATAATAATTTCATGCCATTTATGGCTCTTGGTGATTCAATTGGTGGTGGAGTTTATCAATATACATATCCACAAGCTACAATTGAATTTATCAATAAATACATGTCACAAAAACTAAAAGGACAGGATAGCACTAGATCTATAATTTACTTACCAGTACAAACAATAGATGCTACTGATACATTGGCTAAGCTTAGTGATGTAAGAGCAGTTAGCGGTGGTGGTGGTGATTTTTGGAAAACAAGTGGAACAACAATTTTAAGTGGTGCTGATACTATATCTTCA